AGCCCAAGACCAGATTCAGCGATGTTGCGGCCAACGCCAATAGTTTCATAGCCAGCGGAACACAGGTACACATGACTACGCACGCCCTCATGGCGCTTTAACATTCCTATTAACTGAATACCCATTACTTTTCTCTGCTCACGCCTCTAGTTTTTTCGTAGGATCTCATAGCGCCGAGACCCAACATTCCGGTCATAGTGGTCATCAACAGCGATGGATCTATCTCTGGCACCTCTACCCAAATACCTGCGATGGGTGCAATCAATACATGATACAAAAGGCCCAGACTACAGCACCATCCAATGCTAGGACGCCACCCGGCAACAAACAAAGACTTGTGAGCAGCCTCAACCTTGTTTACTTCTAGTTGTCCCTTGGCTAATTCATTTGCATGGCGTTCTGCTAAGGTACTCAACTCAAAGGCGATGCGATTCTTCTCGTCTTTGTCTTCAATAACCTTGTCGAGTAAGGAGGTAGCTGGGCCTATAAGGGAGCTTAAAATACTCATGCCCACCCGCTATATCGGGCAAAACATTTGCCACAAAGCAATTTTACTTTTAAGTGTACAAAATCCATCACTCCTCCCGGCTTTTTGCAAACAGCGCAGCGCAAGGTAACCCGCCTTTCATCGCTCACCTTCCTCGCGCCATATAAGCTGTAGCCCCAAAATACAGGCCCACAATACTTGCTTGACTAAGAAACAGCATGTCGCTCAGAGAAGCCAAAGTGGACAAGCGAGACTCAGGAATGAAGGGCAAAAGTGGTAGTAAAGCGAAAACCACCATACTACTAAGACTAACCCAAGCCATTCTTCGTTGACTGTCTGCTTTCTCTTCACGCAGTTCAATCTCAACAAGCTCTTGATTTCTTGCAAGTTCTTCATCGCTCACGACCCCATCTCCGTCTAGGTCGTATTGAGCATACCGCGATTTAGGTTCTAATTTCTTAGGACTCATTCATCATCTCTTTTCTTTGGATCGCGAAACAAGATCTTATTACCAGCGTCTGCTGTCTGTATTTCGCGAACTGCACAGTAAGTTGAAAAGTATCGGTTGTTACTTAAAAGCTGATTAATACTACCGACAGACTGTGCATTTAGAGCGTTACTGTACTCAAGGCAGGACGTAAGCTCTTGAAAATAAAACTCTTGTCCTGTGGGCTGACCACGCTCAAGAATAATCAAAACAAAAATCATCATGGTCATGCTTCAAGATCCAAATAATCCTGCCGTGACACCTTGATTATTGAAGTATGTATTTCTCCGCTACGATACTCATACACAAACTCGCTATAGCGCGTAATCGCTGCTATCTCTTTTGTGGAATTACGCGAAATAGAATCAACCCTATAAGCATCACGCAACTGGTCGATGCCGTGGTACGGAACATTTACGCTGTTTGGAAACGGAGGTATTTCCATTACAGCCTGCGCTTTTTTTTGACCGCTTGTGTCCTTACGGCTTGAGGCTTCACCAAGTCCCAAGTAAGAAGCTCAACATCAAGCTGATGTGCAGTGCCTAAAACGCGAGACATTGTGTTCTGAACGTATACCTGCGCCCCATACCCGCACTGACGGTGGTTATAACGCATCCACTCCATAGCAATGCAGTGCCGATACTGCGGCGGGTTGACTAATTCCAACATCCGCCATTCTCTTAAATCGCAGTATAGGTTTGGTTTGGCAGGATCATACTCTAGTTCTGCTTGAGCATTATCTCTATTAGTTGCTGTAGCTTCGCGTCCGATGCCTTCGCTGTCTCGCTCTGCTCCGCTAGAGAGTCCACGATAGCCTCTATTTTGCTCGCATTTACTGCTGCTAACTTTCCCGTTGCTTGTTGTTCCTCAACCACATCAACAACTGCGGCCTCAATCCTGTCCACTTCCTCTTGTGTGGCTTGTGCTTGAGCTTGCGATGCTCCCCAGACCATTGCACCTGACAACGCAGCAGCACCAATAGGCAAGGCCCATGTCGGTATTTTGATTGTTCCGTCACTCATATCAACCTCCTAAAAACTGTGGCACCAAAATGCTCACAACTATTAAACCAATAATCCACCACAGCCTGTTGCCGAAGCGGTCAATTTTTTCATCCAGCCTATCAAAACGCTTAGAGCCATCTTTTAGGCGTTCTTCTATCCGCTCATACCTCAATGCACATTCACGCTCATGCGCATTAATTTCTTGTAAAGCTTTATCGCCTTTGTCCAATTCCCAAACCTCTGACATCATCAAATAGCACATTGCTATTCTTTTGCTTTGCCAACGTTAAGTGCCAAAGCTTCAATTACCGGATACACATATTTAGCCATGAACGCATCATCTTTCGGAGTTGGTGTAGCCGCACATATTGCAGAGGCAACGACAGATAGCGTAGTCAAGGTGGTTACAATTTCTAATAAACTCATGCGGCTAACTCCTCTCTAAAACAGTTTAAGTTGGCCGCTACAGTGCGGCGTTCACCTTCACCTCGGAAGGGGTAGACCATGTGCTGCATCCAAGATGGAAACATATACAACTTGCCCACCTGTGGGCGTACAACGATGTTCTGCGTAGGCTTTAATCGCTCTTTATCCCACTGCGAGCTTTGTCCGTAGTTAAAACAAAGACAGCCATCAGATTCACCAGACGCATTGTACAGGCCATAGTCTTCAGATCCGGGCCTTGGGCCTTGTTCTATCTGAGGTGGCACCTTAGTCCAAGTCGTGCAGCTTATGCCCATGATGGTCTTAGTGCCATGATCATGGATCGGGTTGTAGTCCCCTGCGTAGCTATGTACCGACCAAAGGTCATCTATCTCTACGTTACGGTTGCCATCAAGCATCTGACCTGAACCCTTCATAAAAGCATTGATATACTCAACGCCCATAGAGCGCACGAAGCCAGAAAAACCAGCGACAAGTGCGTTATCACAATCCATTCTAAGCTGTTCTCCCTCGCGGATTTGACCAACGAGCGTATCAGCCGCTGTACGCCGCCCCTCTTGTTCCAAGAGGCCATCAAGATACTCGTTGAGTTGAGTAACAAATCCCTCTGGAATATCCAACTCCATCAGGAATACTGACGGAAGCGGGTGCATCATGTACGAGATTTCGCTCACTGCACAACAGCTTCGTCTTCTTCGTCATCCACTGCTTTCACAGAGTCAGAAATCGCTTGAAGGTACATCTGCAATAAAGCTTGACGCTCATTCATCTGGATCTGCAATGAAGATACTTCACGGCGTAGCTCGTTGACTCGCGCGATGTTTGCTTGGGTCTCGACGGTCAAACCCTCAAATGAGTATTCTTCGCCCTCAATCGTGACTTTGTTTTCTTCGCTCATGTTTATGCCTCTGGATCGTAGTTTGTAGCAGTGGTAATCGCTGCGGTGATCGTTGACATGTCTTCGCTGCCCCAATCGTCCAAGTCTTTCATAAACGACAGGTATCCAGAACTACGCATTACGCGCTCTTTCTTTTCTGCTTTGGTCATGTCGTTACAAAACTCATTGTCATCGTCAAGACAGTTAGTGATTACGCTTACACTACCTAGCATTGCTGAGTAGTCTTGCGCAATTTGGTCTGCATCTCTGGACATAATTATCCTCCTGATTTAAGGGTTTCTATCTCTGCGGAAAGTTCTTGAATTGCTTTGACTAGCATTGGGATTAAAGCTGCTTCTGCAATTTCTTGTGAGCCATCTTCTCTTTCTGCCCACATCTTAAAACCGTTGGCTACGCCTGATGCAGCATCAATAGCTGTTTTGACTTCTTGTGCTATAAAGCCGTGTTGTGTTTGTTCAGACTTATAAGCTTCAGACGAACCTTCTTCGTAAGCCCTAAACGTATCAGGCAACTCGCCTTTGGTTTTGTAATTAAAGGTTCTAGGTTTAAGTGCGTTGATAAACGACAAGCCAAGCGTAGAGTCTGTGATGTCTTTTTTGTATCGCTCATCAGATACTGTTGACCATGTTGCCACGCCATGCCCAGCACGAATATCATCTGTAGAATTACCAATCGTGGTGAACCCGGGATCACTGGTGACATCATAGCCAATTGCAGTAGCCCCTAGTGCATTGGTTGCTGAAGTGTCTGCAAAAGCCCCTATAAGAATATTTTGATTGCCAGTTTGAAGATTTATTCCATGCGTACCTGCCTGATAACCAAGTATAACGTTGTAGTCACCTGTAGTAAGAGCATCACCAGCAAGCCCACCGACGATGGTGTTTTGCTGTCCATCAGTCATTGACTTGCCAGCGTCTGCGCCTATCGCAACGTTATATACGTTAGAGCCTGTAGTATTGTTTTGGGCATTAAGAGAGTTAATACCAATAGCAATACTATTACCGCCTGTAGTATCGCTAGTAAGCGCGTTATACCCTACCGCTACATTTGAACTTCCTGTAGTAAGTGCGTCTGCTGCGTTACCGCCAACGATAGTATTCAACACCCCGCTACTCACGTTTTGCCCTGCGGCATAACCCACTGCAACGTTGTACACAGTGCCGCTGTTGTTTTGGGTGTTCAGTGCGTTAGAGCCGACTGCAACGGATCTATTACCTTCTGTGTCGGAAGTCAGTGCTTGATACCCAATAGCTACATTGTGTTGCCCTGTGGTAAAAGCATCAGCAGCAAGCGCACCGACAAAAGTGTTAAGAGTTCCCGTGGTGACTGACAGACCTGATTGGAATCCTACCGCTGTATTGAAAGTGTCTGTGGCTGTCGTAAAGTTTTGTGCCGCTAAAGTTCCTTGACCAAGCGCGGTGCTTTTGCTGCCTAAAGTATCGGCAGTAAGAGCATCCATACCTACAGCAACGTTAAAGTCAGCATCCGTTAAAGCGTCACCCGTCCGACTCCCAATAATCGTGTTGCTTATACCCGTAGTGATTGCCTTAGCAGTATTGTTGCCAACAGCCGTGTTATGAGTCTCGGTAGCCGTAGAAAAGTTTTGAGCTTCAAGGGCTGAATGACCAATAGCCGTTGATTTACTTCCTTTCGTATCAGCACTTAACGCACTGGTGCCTACTGCCACGTTGGTATCGGCGTCAGTCAAAGCATCACCAGCTAAACCGCCAATCAGGGTGTTCTGGACTCCCGTGGTGATTAACTGCCCTGAAGCAAACCCCACTGCGGTATTATATGCTTCAGTCGCAGTAGTAAAGTTTTGCGTGAAAAGCGAAAAGTAACCAACAGCTACAGAGCGATCTCCTTTGGTATCCCCTGATAAGGCAGAATCTCCGACAGCAACGTTGTAGTTTGCAGTATTGATTGCGTCACCAGCATTTGCACCAAGAAGCACATTCTGAACTCCCGTAGTAACACTTGTACCCGCATGATACCCAACCGCGACATTCTGCATGTTGGCGGCTGTCGCTGGATTTTGAACATTAAGAGCGCCTTTGCCTATCGCGACACTCCTACTACCCACGGTGTCGCCACTAAGAGCGTTGTATCCGATAGCTACATTATCGTCAGCATCAGTTTGAGCGTCACCAGCCAACCCGCCCAAATAAGTATTGCGAATCCCCGTGGTGACTGCACCACCTGCGCTATGCCCTACAGCAGTGTTATACATATTTGCGGCGGTAGCAGGGTTTTGATTAAACAAAGCTCCCCAACCTACTCCAACAGAAAAAGAACCTAATTGATTAGTTGTTAAAGAATAAGTACCGACTGCCACGTTAAAATCTGCATCAGTGACAGCATCACCAGAATTAGCGCCGATGAAAGTGTTTTGGATTCCCGTGGTGACTTGATTACCTGCACTGAAACCAACAGCCACGTTGAAAGTATCTGTGGCTGTCGTAAAGTTTTGAACATTTAGTGCGCCCTGTCCTATAGCGGTAGACTTGCTTCCCAAAGTATCTGCGCTCAAAGCTGATTTGCCCACTGCGACGTTGAAATCGGCGTCAGTTAGTGCATCACCTGCCAAAGCGCCAATAATAGTGTTCTCAATCCCCGTGGTGATTACTACACCTGCTTCATGCCCCACCGCTGTATTGAACGCATCAGTGGCTGTAGTGTAATTTTGGTTTGATAAAGCCCCACGACCAACTGCTATTGATTTATTACCAAGTATATTTGTGGCAAGCGCACTTTTTCCTATAGCTACGTTCTCTGATGATGTCGTAGTGCTTTGTAAAGCTGCGTGACCAAGCGCCGTGTTATTATCACCCGTAGTAATCGCCGTACCCGCTTCATCACCTATAACGGTGTTTTGATTGCCGCCAGAGGTGATGCTGTTACCTGCGTTAACGCCAAAGCGGACGTTGGAAGTTCCGAGAGTCGGAGTAGATAGAGAGCCGTCTGCCGCAATTGCAAACCGCTCTAATTTTGAAGATGCGGTGCCAGTGTAAAACCTAAGTTTACCTGCACCAGCAGTTCCGTCCCCAGAAGCTAAGATCGTTACATTAACGCCAGCATCGTCGCTATCTGTTGTCTCAAAGTCGATTGCACCAATATCATTATTGTCTGCTAATGTCGTGTCATCTCTTTTGAGACGCAGGAATCCGCCCGTAGTGGTAGAGGCTGTGATTCTGCCGCCTGTCGTTACAGCATCAGCAAATGTAGCCGCACCTGTGGTGCCAATACTGAAAACTTCAGTAAAGCTAATGGCTCCACCCGCTGAACCAGAAGCCGCTGTAGAAAAAGAGTGAACTCCATCCAACTGTTGATAAAGCGTTGCAAAATCTGTGCTGATATATTCGTAACGACTATCTGAAGAATCAAAAAAAGCATTGGCGGCTACAGCGGATAAACTTGTGTTTGTACTACCAAAAATACAAGCCGCCGCACCAACTTGCACAGCTTTGTTGTTACTGTTCCAAGAAGAAAGCGTCACACCCACGCCGACATTGCTACCTATTTGCACTGTAGAAGACATATCCACGGTGCCGTTGATGTCGATAGCCGTAGCAGTGAGATCAATCTCATCCGTCGCACCGAGCGATAAGACCGTGGCAGAAGAGCCTTGAATGAACTGGCTTGCGTCGTTAAACATGATCTTGTTGGTGCTGTTAAGCGTCAGGCCAGATCCGTCTGTGTGCGTGAGTGTGGTATCGCCATCGGCACCAAAGGTAATGACTGCGCTGTCAGAGGTAAACGTCAAGTCATCGTCAATAAACAAATCCGGGATCGACAAGTCTTGGAAGGCGTCAACCATCGCACCGCCAGAGCCAGCACCGTCAGAGTAGATGGCTTTGGTCTGACCATTCGGGACTGTGATTGTAGCTCCCGAACCTTGCTTGATAATAATTGTTTGTGAGCCGCTGGTTGCATTCTCTATAAGCCACAGCTTGCTAACGGTATTCGGGCCTATAGTGATGGTGCAAGCAGAATCAAGGGTTCCAGTGTACTTGAGAAAAATAGAGCGCCCAGGATCAGTGCTACCATCAGCAATCGTCGTAGTGTGCGTATCCGCATTGGTTGTTATTGCCTCTGTGCCAAAGGAAAATGCCTCTGCAATTAGCTCGAGGTTAGTATTTGTGCTCGTGCCCCAAGTTCCGCTTTCGTCCCCGGTGGCGATTTCCTTCAATCGAAGGTCATTTACATAGGTTGCCATTTACTTTCTCCGACTTTTAGCC